ATACTGATCCTTCCAAAGTGGGCCATGGTCCCCGAAGCGCTCAGAATTGAACACGCGAACATCAAAGCCCCTGTCTTTGGCAAACTCTCCCAGTTTGGCCGAGATATCGTCAAGGTCTGCCCGTCCTCCCGTGGTTTGGACTCTAATCTTCCTAGTTTTACTGCTGGTTTTAGGGTCTGGCATGCTGCTACAGATAGAAATATAGAAAATTGGGGAGTTATCCCTTAAGCCTCGGCGATCTGTTGCGCAAGGTCGCGGATATGCTCGCGGATCGTGGCGGCACGCGCTCCGGTTGCCTCCTCCTCACAGCGGCTTAGTTCTTCCAGCATTTCAGCGGCTTCTGTCGTGCTGTTGCTCTCCCATGCGGTGAACAATTGGCCGAAATCGGCATCAGTCAGGCTGAACCGTGGTGCTGTGGTGGATGTTGTCATGGCTCGGAATGGATAGGGTGGTTTTGTGGGGTGGCCTAAGCCTAGGCGGTAACTTTAGAAGCGCTTGCCCCGTGGGCGTTGATGAAGACGTCAGCGCTGGCACCATCGCACAGCGTGCACGCTTGACACGTGGTTTTCTGCCCCTTCTCTATGCTGGCTGCGCAGTGTGCCATGCCCTTGGGAGCAGTTGCACCTTTGGGAGCCACTAGGAACGTCCGCCATCCTGCCTCAGTTGCCGCGAGATAATCGGCGAAGCCGTCGCAGCTAGCCTGACAGAGCCCCTTAAGGCCCTGAGCCCATGGATGGCGCCATTGATGAGTGTAACCCGTGTGAGAGACACAAAACTCTAGGATCCGCTGCCAGATTTCAGCTGGCACCATTGCGGGGTCCCCTGCAGCGCCAAACCTCACAGCGCGATCAGCGAAAAGATCCCAGTCTTGGCCGATATGAGCATAACTGCCCCGGTGGTAAGCACTCCAGACTGACAGGGGAGCATGAAACCACTTTACGTAGCACGTCGCATTGTTGGCGCCGGAGTGGGGGCAGTCACCACAGACACTTGCGCCGCGAGCATCTTTAAAAGCCTCGTTAGGCTTTACACTACGGGGAAGAATCCAGGTCTGCAACATCGTCCCGGTTTTGCCGTTCGCCGATCCCTCTACCAGTCCCGTCACGATGCAGACGATGGGTGACCCATCATAGGGGCTCAGACCCTCCCAAAGGATGCGGCCGTTCGGATTGATTGCCATTTGATTGCCCGACTTGCTAGGTGTCGGTTGATTTTGACTTCCTAAAGATAGCAGTTTGCAGCCGCTCACTCTGTATCGGTTGCTACATTTTCAAGGCTCATTTGAGACTTAAGCGAGACAGTCTCACGCGTTCACACTTTGAGACCGGACTACGGCAAACAGCAGTACCCGTCGGCATTCTCGCATGCCATAAGTTCTTTTTTTGTCTGCGCAACAACTTGTAACATAGGGCCGCCAGATAGCCCTCTAAATTTTTACCCCAAATTGACCCTGATATAGAGCGTTTAGGGGTCGGCTGCAGTTGAGATGTTTATACGAATTAAACTAATTGATATTGCGATGAAGATGTAATAGTCATGCCCGTATCTCCGGCAGATTTTGAATTTTATTCCCGTATTACTGGACAACCCATTCCACGTGATCCTGCAAGCCGGATGAAGGTTGCCCCACAGGTGTACGCAATGCGTCGTGGCCCTTTAAGTGGAATCAGAGACCGTCTTGGTGGAGCAGCAAAAGGAGCGCTGGCTGCTGGTGCCTTAGCAGGAGTAGGTGCACTCGTATCACAGGTTGCTGATGAAGAGCGTCCTGATATGGGGGTGCCACAAGAGCGATCACAGATTTCTTTAGGTGGTGTGGCAAAGAGAGATGTAGTTGCAAGTGACATTCTCAGAAAGGTTTCAGACTTCACATCTAAAGTTTCAGCTCCTACAACAGGAGAGCTTTATGGCCAAGAGCAAGTAGGTAATCAAACTTCTTCGAATGTTTTCCTTCGTAGTCAAGGCCAAGTTGAAGAAATTGCTTCTAATCCTGAACCGATCACTCAAGCAGAAGAGCTGACAAATAGCCAGCCACTGGAGCCAACTGGAATTGCGTCAACTCCTGAGGTTTCTGCTGCCACGAATGTTACTCAGCAAACAAGTGCTCAGAATTTAACCGCTTCAGGTGTCATGTCTGAGCATTCTGACCCCAGCTACAACAAGTATTACACGCCGCAGGAAGGGGTAGCAGGTATTCGAGATCGCGCCGATGCACTGCTTTTTGAATATGAAAAGGGCAGGCAAGAACGTGAGGTCGGCAAGATGCGTGCAGCAGAGATGACACGGGAAGGAGAGGAATACAGAACGGGTAAGAATATTATTTCTGACATTATGTCAGCAGCTCCTAAAGAGAGTCCTGTACGTGCTAGAGCAACTGCCCTCTCATCTTCAGTATTAGGAGATAGAGAAGGTGCAAGAACAATGTTAGCAAGTGGCCCTGCGATTGAGGGACAGGGTCTCGAATCGTCTAGTTCAATAAAGGGAATGACTGTATATCCAAGAAGACCGCAGCAAACTGATGTTACGTTCACTGATAACAAACCTTCTTACGTCTATCAATCAACCCCTGAGTTCTCAGAGAAGCTTGTCGAAATGTCAGATAGAGGCGAACGCCCACAGTCCTTTGGGAAACTGTTCAATGAGGCTAAAAAGAAAAAAGAAATAATTTCTCTTGCACAGGAGCCATTAGGGTGACGTGTTTCGCTGGTGTTAAATTAAACGTACAGTTTTTAAAATCATGACTTTTCTAGAACCAATCCTCGCTGCAGTATTAGCATCCGCTGCCACGGCGCTGGCGGTCTTTTTAAAGAACAACTTAAAAGCTAGTAAACTCTTGAAGCATGGGGTGCTCCTTAAAAAAGCGTACGACATTATTGACCCTGTCCTAGATAAGAATCTTCATAACTGGGATGGTTCGAAGGTTGATAAAGCATTTGAGCTTGCAGTTGAGTCTGTGTCTGATGGAGAGCTTTCCTCTACTGAAATAAAAGAACTCGCAGTTCATATGGCTAAGTCTTGGCTTCCTCAGGTTGCTGCAGACAAAGTACGCGGGTTGGAGCTTTCTGGCACCCCACTGGAGCAACGCATGATTGCGGAAGACATCACCTCTAAAGTAAACACCCCTCAGGCCTGAAAAAGATGCCAGCACCTAGTTTTAGAAAGAATCTACGCGACAAAGAGTTTGCGGAAGGTTTTAATCCGCAGTTCGGGACTTTAGGTCCTAATCCCACGGGGAATAGAGCGCGTGGAGTTGCTAGCAAGATGAAGCGTACTAATGCACACGCTGAGACTTTTGATAGTGATTCACGTAGTTTCTATGACGAGGCACCTTATGCACAGCAGAGTATTGATGCTGCTGCATTGACATCAGAGCCAGGGTTTAGTAATCCTGCTGATAATGGGTTTGCGTTTAACTTTCTTCAAAATTATCGCCAAGGTGTGCAACGCGGTTTAATTACTCCTGATGATGAAATCCGTCCGGATAACTTAGCTAGAATAAGTACACAGAACGCCACTGATGGTTCTATGGAAAGTGCTTCGAATACTACTGGAGTTTTCCCTGGACAAAGCGGCACAAGGATTTAGTAATGTCAACTTTAAGGACTGCAGGGCTTGAATTAGCAAACTTTCTTCTTACTACCAAAGAAGGGCGAGAGCTTGTTGGTAAAGGAAAAGATTATGCGGTAAGAGGAATAAAGAAAACAGGTGAAGCCTTATCGGGCCTTGGAGAAAAATCGGAAGCTATAGCTGGGCCTGCGACTCTTGATGCAGCCTTAGGTGCCCGTGATTTTGCCTCTAAGTTTGCTGATAAAAAAGGTCTTTTCGGTGCAGCTGCAAAAGCTGTAGGTGGCATAACAGATGACCAAATCCTTAACTCAGCCGAAGCAATAGGCAGGGTAGCTAATCCTGTCTCCAAAGGGGTAGCAGTTTTAGGTACTGGCGCTTTAGTAGGTGGGATGTTGACCAAGCCTGATACTGCTTACTCATTACCAATGCAACAATTAGCTGCACGTGAAGCCGCTGAGTATGGTGTTGTTGATGCAAAGCTTGCTGCAGATGCAGAACGTCAGCTAGGTAATTCTCGCTTAGCAGAGCAAAAATTCCAACAGGCTTTATTTATACAAGACCAACGACAGCAACATGAAATTATGATGGCTGGAGCTAGGCGAGAAGCACGCACTCCTATGAATCAGCCTGGGTCTTCGGGTGGTCTAGACGCTGGAGTAGCTGATGCCTTGTCACAGTCACGTTCCTACCGTTCTTCGATGTTTACACCAACTACTTACGGATAGTCCATTCGAAGTATAATTACATTTATAGAAAAAGAACGTAAATGTCTAGTTTTTTCCAAGGGGCACCTCAATTTGATCTTAATAAGTCATTTACCGCTGATCTCGGTGATTTCAGTTCAAATTTCGGCAATGCTTCACGTGCTGGCGGATTTCTTGACAAAGCTAAATCCGGTCCTAACCAAGGCTCTTGGCAAGATGCTGCGAAAACCTTTGGAGGGATGTTGTCAAATATAGGCGAAGGACGTAAGGCAGTAGAACGTAAAGCAGGTGAGGTATTTAATAGAGGTTATCCTATGTATGGGAACGCGCAGAGTTTAGGAGATGGACTGTCCATATACAATCCCCCAACAATGGCGCCAATAGTTATTGGTGGTGCTTCTGCTCCGGAGAAAGGAACAGGGCAACGTATTGCCGGAGCAGGTGGCGGTGCGCTTCAAGGTGCTGCAACAGGAGCTGCATTTGGCCCCGTAGGAGCAGTCGCCGGTGGCCTTATTGGTGGTATCGGTGGGTTTTTTGGTTAAAGAGATTACTTAACTTAAAATATTTAATATAAGAGAGTTATTTAAGTCATGGCTATAGGTGCTGCTATTCCACTTCTGGCGGGCGCGGGAAAAATTGCGATGACCCGTCTTCCTTTACTTATGGGCGCAGGCGCTGCGATACCGTCTTTGACACAAGGACGCCCGATTGAAGCTGCAATACAAGGAGGACTTGGCTATCTGACAGGAGGAGCTTTAGGTGGTCCAGCAAGAGGGCTTGTTATGGCCGGAACACGGAAGCTTCCACAAGCCTTAGGTGCAGTGGCACCTAAGTTGGCTGAAAAGTTAACGCCTGCAGCTCTGCGTAATCTTGGATATGGTGTTGCTGGGCTTGGCGTAGGTGGAGGAGCGTTTGCTTTAGGGGGCGCACTCAACAGCGCAGCGGCACCTGCGGCGCGAACAGTACAGCAAGGTGCAGGAAATGTGGGACAAGTAGGTGCTGGTCTTGCGGCTACTCAACGCCCTGGGCCCTCTATTTACGGAGGCGACCCTTATGACCCACGTCTTCTCGGCAATTACGGCGGGGTTGAGCCTGGCGGTTCACCACTTGAGGTTCTTGGGCAACGCGGTTTGGGTAGAACTTTAGAAACACAAAGACAATCTGCCGCTACGTTAAATGCACTTAAAGGGATTAATAAAGAGGAATACGCTCTTGCGGAAGCATATGCTAAGCAGCAAATGGCGCGTCAAATGGCAGCAGCAGGGATTCGTCAAAATATTGCAACTAACGCCGCTATGCTTCAAAACGCACAAACAGGTGCTATTAACATGGGGCAGCAAGCAATGAAGAGTTCGGGCGATATCCTAACGTCAAACTTCCAGTATCAGTAACATGGAAAATGATTTTAATAACGCTATGCTTTCTAGCGGTTTTTTAGATACCGGTTATGGCGGTGGGCGTATCTCTAAGGAAAACCCGACCTTGCGAAAGACGGTTATGCAAATGTTTGGCCCACGTAAGTCTGACTTCGATCCCTTGAAAGATGTAAACCTTACGGGAATAGACGCTTTCAGACCACTACCACTAGTAGAGACACGTGAACCTGAAACCGAACCACGCACAGGATCTTACGGTGGGGATGCTACAGACAAGGACGTGTTGGGTGAAGGTACTGACTTATATGGGGGTGGCCGGGATCTTAGTATAGAGGATCTGAAAGAACTGCAGAGGCAGCAGGCGGGCCTTAGTTTAGAGCAGGCTCAGGGTTTATATCCATTGCTGCAATCAGCAGGTCGTGAAAGTACTGCACGTAACTTACTTGCCAGTCAAGACTTCTTAAAATCCAAGCTTGACGCACAAAAAAATCTACAAGCTTTTCAGCAGTCACTACCAACGACACAACAAGATATCGTGTCAGCGAAACAAACTCAGTCTTCTCAGGCTTCTCGAGCTTTTTTAGAAGAAGCTATGGCTGCAGCTACTCAAAGTGATGCTGCAAAAAGATTTGCTGAGACTGGCTTAAGTCCTTATCGTTATGTAGGCTCTTGATATAGGGTCATTAGAATATTCAAATCAGGAGAAATTTTATGGGCGGCGGAAAAAAGAAGAGCAAGACCGAAATCAAATATGTGCCTGCTCCACCTCCAGCGAAAGTGCAGGTAAATCCAACCCAGTCTTTAAGGAGTCAGATAGCGCTGTCTGAGACTGCGGGCGCACAATCGCGTCTGAATATGACGACGCAAGCGAATCTAGATCGAACAAATAAAGAGTTTTTTACTGGGCAGAACATCCGTCAACTGCAGTCTGCAGGAGCACAAGACCGTCTGTCTATTGCTGCAACCTCTGATGCTCAGGTCAGAGGTTTCCGTGTCGGCGGCCAAGAGAACCGTGCGACTATATCTGCTCAAGGAGCTCAAACTCGCTTGAACACTGAAACAATAGGACAGCAGCAGCGCTTGTCTCTTGGTAAAGCAGGAGAAGAAGAACGCTTAAACATTGGCTCACGTGGTACGCAGGAACGTTTGACTGTCGAAACAGCAGGACAGCAGGAACGTTTAAACATCGGCTCACGTGGTACGCAGGAACGTTTAAATATCGGTACACGGGGCACCGAGGAGCGCCTAAGCATTGGTAAGACCGGCGAGGAGCGGCGCTTAACTCTTGGCAAAGCAGGAGAAGAAGAGCGTTTGAGCATCGGTAAGACCGGAGAAGAACAGCGGCTAACTATCGGTAAAACAGGTCAGGAGACTCGATCTACCCAGTTGCAATCTGAGATGTTCAGACGCTATAAAGAGAACAGAGATTTCGAACAGGCGCAAAGCCAGTACAGAGCATGACCGATTGGATTCGCGACTTAACCGAAAAAGACCGTGAATCCTTTCTAGCCTTCTGTAAACAATCCTCTAGTCCTATTCAGGTGTACCTGTACGCTCGCTTTATGGGTTTCTGTGGCACCATAGTGGAATGTGACACTTGGTCTAAAAAAGAGTTTAAGAAAAGAAATTTTGCTGCGATCCTTGAAATGGAGATCGACTATATGCAGCAAGACATTGCAAAATTACGTGAAGCCATCGACATGGGGTTAGTCAAGCAAGATATGGGTGCATCACGTATTGCAATGATGCAGAAAGAACTACGTGGGTCCATTAAGCAATTAAGTGATGAAAAAGTCTTAATGGATAAGCAAGGTTTAATTCTTGCAGGCGCTGATAGAGCAGTCCGAGAGATGCTTTTAATCTTTAGAGATGACCCCATCGAAGGTCCTTTACAAGAAGCATCAATGGGTGTCTGGACAAAGATTTTCCAAGAAGAATCCTAGTGATTGTTACGCTATGCTTTGTGCATGGCAGGAACTAGTCTTCATAACGTTTACCGACGTACTGCACGTGCTGCGGCGCAGCAACGCATCGTAAAGAAAACGTCTAATGTCGATGTACAACGCGCACGTACAGATTTTGCATATTTCTGTGATGTTGTAGGTGATAAACCACCTGCGACACATCATAAAGAGTGGCATGAGTATCTTTGTACAAATCAGGACTCTGAATGTTTAGTCAGTATTGGGGGACCGAATATCGACATACTGGCACCACGTGGTAGTGCTAAATCAACAATTCTTGGGCTATATACTGCATGGGCGGTAGGCATACATGCTGTGGCTAAGAAGCCGCTGAAAGTACTTTATATCTCCTATACAGTCGATGTTGCCCGCCCTAAAAGCGCAGCAATTAAAAGGATTATTGAAGAAAGCAAGACATACAGAGAGATCTTCCCGATGGTTAAAATTGCCAAAGGTATAAATTCGAATGAGTACTGGAGCATTGATTGGAAATTTGCAGGGATTAGATCAACAGGTGAAGAGGAGTTTACTGTCTGTTGTGCAGGACTTAAAGGAGCAGTGACTTCTAAGCGTTCACACCTTTGTATTATTGATGACGCAATTAAATCAGCGGAAGATATTAAAAATAAAGATATACGTCAAGCCATGGAGGAAAATTGGAATAGCGTCATTGTTCCCACTATGTTTGAAGGTGGTCGAGCGATTTGTTTAGGAACGCGCTTTAGGCATGATGATATTCACAACAGCACTTTTATACCATCAAACAGCTGGGTTCAAATTGTTCAATCTGCAATCACGGTAGATCAAAATGGGGACGAGGTCTCCTATTGGCCTGCAATGTGGTCATTGGAGTATTTGAGGGATCGACGTCGGCAGGCACCAGTAGCTTTCAGCTTTCAGTACCAGAATCAAATTGTTCAGACAAGCGAGCTGTCCCTCTCCCCTGACCTGATTGTTAAGGGAAATATTGCGACTGACTTCGACACGCTAGGGGTGGGAGTGGACCTGTCTGCAGGAGTAAGAGAGAAAAATGACTATACGGTGTTTGTGATGGGTGGACGTATCGGCGACAAGATTCACATTATTGATTGCAAAAGGCTGCGAATCATGGGCAATCTTGAAAAATTAGAAGCGTTAATGGAAATGATGGAAGAATGGGGTGTTTGTTACAAAGATCGTGATAAGTATTTTCCATCTGGATCCGGGATTGAAATTTGGTCGGAAGCAGTCGCTTATCAGGCATCTTTGGAAGCGGACTTCAAACGTATTTGTCTAGGCGACCACGGGCTTTACAACATGCACTGGCATGCGATTAAGGGTTTTCGAGGAGATAAGGTTGCGCGGTTTAGAGGCATCATGGGTCTATTCGAACAGCGCAAGATTACTTTTAATCGTTACAGAAAATTTCAAGCATTAACTGATGAAATTGTGAACTTTGGTGTAAGCTCACATGATGACTGCGTCGACGCTCTTGTCTGGCTTTGCAATGGTCTAATGACCAGAGGAAAACTAGAGTTAGAGTATTGACGATTTAAACTATAGGTATTCACATACGATGTCACCTAGTTATTTCTTGGTAGAGCTTGAGCAAGATGCTTATGGCTCTGCTGTCCTCCCACTACCTGATGAGCTTTGCCACGACATGGCCCTTCAGCCAAACGAACGCTTCGATGTAGAAGTCGAAGAGGGCGTAATTGTTTTCAAACGCTTGGAGGCTGGGTACGATATTGATCAGTAAACTGCTTTAAAAAGAATGAGCGATAGTGCTAAATCACAGCTTGAGGATATTCTCAAGGCAGTAGTGTCCCGCGATAGTACTGGTTCAGCTGACACGATGCTCATCAATGCGCATCTGTCCCAGATGAAGATGTTCGGCATCAGGCAGGGGCTCGAGTTCTATCCCTCACAGGATAATTTGGGTACGCAACGCTATGACTTTATTCAACAGGTCATTCGATTCAACAAGCTAGATGCACGCCTTGATTCGATTTGGGATCGTTTTTTAGCTTACGGGAAAGGCCTTTTTTATATCCGTCCTACCAAGAAGACCTATCGCCTTTACTGGTTTGACAAAGATTCTTATCGGACTTACTACTCTCCAGATGGTGATCTAGAGGAAGTCCTGATCATTTATCCGTACAAAGTCAGAGCCTCAAAGGGCTTTCAAGGTGCGGGTTTGAACACTGATAAGCGCTATATGCGGCTTCGCATCACTGCGGAGACAATTGAGGAATATCACAGCGAACAGGAGATTGGTTTCGACAACCTTTCAATGGAGGCACCTTTTGCTGAAAAGAAAGTAGTTGCGAACAGCATGGAGTTTATTCCGTGTGTCGAGGTTCTTAACAACCCAGATGCGTTTGGCACTGAGGGCAGTGGCGAGTTTGAGATCGTTGCTAACCAGATCATTGCTCACGACGAGATGGTGAAGAACATCAGAGCAAACCTGTCGTTCTTCGGTAATCCAACTCTTCTTTCTTCACGTCCTAAACAAGACATCGTGGAGGCTGATGATGATGCGGTACAACGTCCAAGCATCTCTAGCCAATCAGGCTTTCAGTCTGACTTCTTCTTATCCAGCTCTACATTTAAGCAAGACCCTACAACGCGCTCCCAAGCGGGCTACAACGGGCGTCCAGGGCAAGGAATGCGTGTACCAAGGGTTATTGCAAACCTGGAGCCAACTGATCGTGTGGGCTTTATTACGCCGAATGCAGTCAGTACTGATCAAGCTAGGTATGCAGAGCAGTTACGTAGTGAGATTCGTCTTTCTTTAGGTGGTATCGATGACTTGAGCATCACTAATGTGACGGCCACTGAGTACAAGTCTGCATATGGACGTGTCAGTGCCACTGCGAAGAAGAAGTGTCTGCAGCTGTACACCTATGGGATCTGCCGTTGCCTTGAGCTAATGATTTTTCAGGAAGAGCAGATCTTCCGCAAGTCACTGGCTTTTGAAACAGGAATTAAACTGCCGCTTCCTCCAGAGGATCCGGAAGATGAGAAGGCGATGCTCAAATATGAAAAACAAAAAGCTAAGTACGAAGAAAAACTTCAACAAGCGATTGATGAAGCCGTTGAGACTCAAGACATACCTGACGGAGTACTAGGCCTAGCACCAGATGGAGATAGAGCCACTGAGTGGCGTTGGTTAGGTCCTGTCTATGAAGATACGACACAGGATAAACTTAACCAATCTATCTTCACCAGAAACTTGCAAGAGTTAGGTGTTGATAGCATTGAAGCACTGAAGTATTTATTCCCTTCAAAAACGGATGATGAAATCGCGGGCATGCTCTCCGGTTTCCCATTCCGGGTTGTTGGGGAAGTACAGAAGGCGTATTCCGCGTTTATTGACTTAATAAACCTAGAAATGCGGACACCACATCCACAGCAACCGAATCTTCCGATGGCTGCGGACCCGAGACTTGATCTCACCCCCTTCCTTTATCGCACGCTCGAAAGCCTACAAAAAGAGGTAACTTATGCAGGCCGATACCGCAATGCCGACCCAATCGGCACCCCAAGTATCCCAGACCCCACAGAGCAGCTACGCAGCTCCTTCACAGACAGCAGCGCAAGCGCCAACAGTGGCAACAACTCAGCAATGGGTGGCTCCGTATCAGCAAATGCAGGCCCCAGCCCCGCAAATGCAGGCCCAGATGGGAATTCCCCAGATGCAGGCCTCAACCCCTACTCAGTCATATTCCCAGGCACCCCAGGCAGCCCCACAAACGGACAATCCTTACAAGGAGGCGTTCAACCGGGTGGTAGGGCTCCTGAGTTCGCCCGTCCAATTCCCGTCCCTGGGTCAACAGTCGAGTCAGACACAAACAATCGACCCGGCCAGTTACAGTTCCCAACAGGCTCCCCAGTACAACAGCGCGGGGATGCAGATTTCTTCGCCTTCGATCAACAGCAACCAGGGATACTCCAACGATTATTCCCCAACTTCGCTGGAGATCAGCCAGGAGCAACTTCTGGCAAACGGAGTAAGCGAGCAAAGTCTTGAACTAATTGAGCACTTTGGTGCTGATGCAGCCAACG